TCCCACCAATCCTTTGGGAACGTCTTCGACTGCCAGCTCCGCCCGGGATGAACCACGACGTCGGTAGTGGAATCGATTAGGGATAGGGCCTTGGTTTTTTCTTTCGCGTCCGGAACCAATTTTATGCATCGATCTGCACAAGGTAGCTGACTTCGAAACATCGTCATCGAGACATAGTCCACGCAATGGCAAAGCGGATGCGCGACGAACTCGGACTGAAGATGATCGTGGTCTTCGAGAGTATGGAAAACGAAGTAACCAGCATCCAGGGGTTTTTCCTTTTTCCCATCGTAAACATGTACGAATGGTATGTGCCTGAATAGATCAGGGAAGTCCGTGACCAAAGATATTGCGCTATCCTCGAAATGGGACACCGCATATCTGAAAGACGGTTCCGCACAGACAATATCGCCCAGGCCGCCGGCTGTGCGGAAAAGCAGATTTTTCTCCGTGCGTCTTTGAATGGACAGATTCAAACGAAACGACGGCAATAGCATAGACGGCAGCAGTATTTGAGCGTCTGGATCGAGAGGTTTTCCCGTTGGATTGTTGATCAGTCCCATAAACAAAAAAGGGAAGGAGGTCTGCGCCTCCCTCCCCTTCAACCCCAATTGCACTAACCCCGAAATTTACGTGTACTGATAGTACAGAATTTCAGTGGGTCGTAAAGCCAATACTCCCGTAAACTGGCCGTAACCAACGTTCTGGAACTGGAAATTATTGATCGAGTTCGCAAGGCTGTTGGTGTAATCGACCGGGATGCTCATGCGAAGAGAATCCTCAACTGAGTTATACAGCGCGTAGCACTGCTTCCCAATGATTCCGGTGTTGTAAGCCTCATCCCCGTATGCGCATGGCAAGAGCTTAAAGTTCCGGTTTCCGGTCATGACCTGGAAGGTCTCCAGCATCAACTGCATTTTCGACTTGATCGGATAGGTATCCGAAGAAGGCGCTGCCAACCCTAGATAGTCACTCTCCGGGATCACGAAGTGCGTGGGCCAGGCGGTCCGTGCGCAGTTCGAACGATAGTCATTCAAGACGTTCTCGATGAAGATCGACAGATTCGCCGAGCTCAAACCGCTCAAGGGAGCAGTGATTCGAGTCGTATTGATGGTGACTCCGGACTGATTCAACAGACCGAGAGCCGGACTGGGCGTCGCCGCAGTCAGACCAAGGAACGCGACCTTTTGAATACCGAGGTCCCAGTTCTCTTTACGCGAACGCTCGCGAGCAGTGACCAAGTCCCAGTTACCTGAACGCGCGGCTTGTTCTAGCTCGAACAATGACCAGCCGAGTTCTTTTGCCCAGTTAATGACTGGAATATTGATACTCGACACGGCCGCTTCGACCTGCGCCAAACGGGCGTTATTCGCACCCATGTTCATGACGCCGGTTGCGAAATCGTCCGATACGTTGAAAGAAGTGTAATTGGTCAGATTACTGGACCAGGCACCTTCTCCGACAACCATCGGAATATAGTCTGCGGGTGGAATTCGAAAGAACTTTTGCTCAATGACCCGCTTCATGATCGTGGTCAAAGAGGTGATGTTAATTTCGAATCCCAGAGCGTTAGCGAGGCGTTGATTAACCTCGACGACGCGTTTTTCGCGGGCGTTCAGAATTACTTCTGTTTTCCCGTCGTTGTAGAAAATCTTCTGGTGTTGCATTTGATTTTATCCCCCAGTTTGCAATTTAAGAAACGATGTAGCCCGGCGACGATAAGAAGATCCGTACCAGATTGCCTTGGCTAACCGTATCCAAGGCGAAACCCACCTTGGGAAGTCCGCCAGAACCCACGGCCGGAATAACTCCGCCGACTACTCCGCCAGCTACGCCAGCAGGAAGACTTGTGACCTCTTGGCCGCGATTAATAGCCAGGGCAGCCAGTAAGTACATGACGTTGCCGCGCATGGAAATTTCTAAATTTGCGCCAGGAGCAAACGACTGATCCTTAATGCTGAAATTCACAAATCCCGCAACCACATCAGAAGTGGCCGTGGAGGGCAGAACCATCGGAGTTCCGTTGGCTACCGTGCTCCAGTAAACAGCTTGTCCAGCGACGAGGTTACCCGATCCAGCTGGGTCATACCGAACTTCCAGTGTATCGCCATTGAACATTTGATCGAGCTGACCAAGGACGGGCGCCATCGCAAATTGGTTGAGCGCCTGATTGGCCAATGCCGTTGTGGTAACTACCAACTGAGAGGTCGTAACCGAAGCGGGCGTTGCCGCGCTGTCGATGGCGATCACCTTGTAGTAGTAAATCACTCCTGGGACTAGACCCGTATCATTCAGAGCCAAACTCGTGGCACCTGAAAGTAAATTCCCTGCGCCTGGCGAGAAACTTGTCGTGGTCGACCGATACCATTGATATGCGTACGGGGTCGTGCCGCCTGTGGCGGCAGTCGATAATAGGCTGTCGACTGTTTGTCCTACGGAAACTTGGCTTAGTGAACCGGCTGCTAATCCCATGATTATCTCCTTTTAAAAATTTAGTTGGAACCGTATCGCGCTTTGCCGCGAGAGACCTTATCCAAATCGATCTTGGTGGCTTGCTCGCGAATGGCCGTTTGAGGGGCATTCTTCAAAACGTCAAACCAAAGACTTTCTTTGGAGTTTTGGGTCTTTTCAAAATCGTCCGGCTTATCAGCGACTGCTTCCTTGTCAGGCATTTCATCGTTGGCCTTTTTGGATTCTGCGGATTTTTCTGCAGCCTCTGCTTCCTCTACCGACTTATGACCCTCTTCTTTACCGGCTTGAGGAGCTTTTGACTCCATGTTCATTTTCATTGCACTGTAGTCTTCGTTGAGCTTCAAATGCTTTGCAACGAGATCGTTAAGCTTCATCTTCTCCTCGCCAACCATTACATGATGGTCGAGGTTGGCCATGACGTGGCTCCCAGCATCTTCTACCTCGGGAACGACTTTCTCGCCTTTCTCTTCCTTTGGCTTTCGTTCAGCATCAGCATCTGACTGCATCTTCTCTGGCTTGTTCACAGACTTGATGGCTTCCATTTCATCCACGTCGTTGATTAATTGAGAGATGGTCACTTCTCTTTTGCTCTTGGGGAGAACTACGGTGAGGTTTTCCAAATCTTGATTTTCTACTTTTGATTTTTTGAAGAAGCTAAGCACTGATCGCTCTCCTTTTGAATTTGCAAATTTCTTGAGCTCTTGCTCTTTGCGTTCATTGTACGCTTTGAAATCTTCCGGGGTGTAAACAACCGACTCATCGTAACGGGGGTTGGGCACAATTGCCAAGTGCTCGTATTCTCCCATTGTAACTTCTTTTTGGTATTCGGCACCATGCCAAAATCCACCAGGGCCGAAGGACTTTGGCATATATGCGTTAGATAGCCTCCAACCATTGCGGATAGCTTCGTGTCCACGATCCGAGACTACGAGGAACTCCACCCAATGCTTGCCATCGGCTTTGTTGAAGAAGGACTTCACCACATATCCATCGGCTTCCATTTGAATGTTTCGGAGGTCCACTTCTTCAACGTGCTTCACGTAAACAGGGCGTCCTTCGAAGGATGGGTCCATCTTCTTTATCGTCGATTCATTAATTAGAATGACGAGTGGATCAGTGCCAATTTCTTTATATTCAGCGATTCCCTCGGACATGTGCAGACCGAAGTACCTCTTTGGAGGCTCTGTCGCGTTTTTTAGTTTTTTTTCACTCATTAAACTTTACGATTGGTTTTGCGAAACAACGGCAATTGTAATCCTGTCCTGGATTATTTCTATCACCTTTTTCACTGGTGACTGGTGGCGAGTCCCACCTGAAAACTTTTCCTTCGAGAGCCTTATGCATTGGTCGCACAGGATGAAGGGCCGTTCCTTTAACTGTACACCATTTATATTCGTTGAGCCCTGCCGCAGTGTATCGGGCTTGCTTGAAGGCCGCCATCATTAGGCCCGTCTCTTGTCTGGCTAGGAATTTGGCCTTGTTCAAGCTGACGTCGTAGCTCTTTTGGATGGTCTTTACGAGTCCTTCGTAACGATTGCCTTTGAGAGAGCTTTCTACAATTTTCTCCCTGAGCGAGGTGACTTCTTTTTCGGTGAATTCCTTGATGTGCCTCTTCAGGTCCTGCGTATAGTTCTTGGCGATTTCAGCTGATTGCTCTTTGGTAAGGGATGGCGAAACGGTTACTGCCTTCATGCTCTCCTTCAAAGAGCCTGCGGTTTTCCAAAGAACAGAATCGAATATGGGCTGAAGCTTCGCTTTTTCCGCAATTTGCTGCGGAAGTATCTTGGCGAGCCTCGTATCAATTGCTTCGAGAACTCTTTGGAACTTAGATTGAGACATCGAGATGGCGGAGCGCATTTCGGTGGATAGGGCTGATTGGGAGATTGCCCAAGTCTTTGTCTTTCTGTCCCACTGAGCTCCCAATTCTTTCAATTCTTTGGATATCTCAGCGGTGAAAGTTCCATGGAAATGCCCGCGGTAGAAACTTATCTTACCTTTGGAGATTGCAGCGAGGACGTCATCTTTCGCATTCTTCAGAGTCGTCTGCGTCGGTAAGCCCAGTTCCCGCACCAGAGGCAGGTAAATCTCCTTGCGGAACAGTTCCCTTATTATCTTTTCCATTCGGTCGAAGTCCTGGTTCGATTCCTTGACCGGCTTCAGCTCTTGAACCTTCACTAGGTTTTTCCCTCATATGGGTCGCCAACTCTCTGCGATTGATTGTAGACACAAGCGGAACCGTTGGCGTTAATGAATTATGGCAGCATCTTTTGAACTTTTTCTCGCTTCCGCAAGGGCATGGCAGGTTCCTTGGATATTTCCTTGCTGGGTTCCATATGAATCCCGGAGGCGGTACTTTGAGCAGGGACACTTGGCGGAACTTCCTCGGGTTGTGTTTCTTTGCCTTCCCATTCTCCGAACTTATTGTAGAGGGTTCGGACTGTAATTCCGAGGGA